ACTGGTTTGAGGAGTTTAGAATGTATCATCGCAAAGGAGGTAAAGTGGTTCCTCTGCGTGATGACATAATGAGCGCCACAAGGTACGCCTTCCAATCACAGCGGTTCGCACTTGCTGGCGCTGACCCCGAATGGACTAAAGACTTAACATATAGGAACTACGGAATTGTCTGATAACGAAACAGAATTAATAGCACGAATACGTCAAGAGATTTCAGATTCTCTTGGGTATGATGGTGAAATATCTATACAGCGAGAGAAGGCTATACAGTATTACTATGCTCTACCATTTGGTAATGAGGTAGATGGTCGTAGTCAGTACGTTGACTCTACTGTACAGGACACTGTAGAATGGATTAAACCCTCTTTAATGAGGGTATTCGCGTCTGGTGACGAGATGGTTAAGTTCTCTCCTCACGGCCCCGAAGATGTCCAGGCGGCTAAACAAGCCACCGACTACGTTAACTACGTCTTCACTAAAGATAATCCCGGTTGGGAAATCCTCTACTCATGGTTCCATGATGCCCTCTTGCAGAAGAATGGTATCATAAAGGTATGGTGGGACGAGTATCCAGAGAAGCAGCGGGAAGAATACCATAGACTTACAGATATGGAGTATGAACTTCTTAGTGCAGACAAGAATGTAGAGATCATAGAAGAGAATGAATACTACGAGGAAGTTACATACCACGATGTAGTCCTCCTTAGAGGAGCGTACAACGGAAAGATTAAGATAGAGAACGTACCGCCTGATGAATTCCTTATCTCAAGAGAGGCTAAGGGTATACAGAACGCACGGTTCGTTTGTCACAGGGTAAAGAAAACTGTCTCACAACTGAGAGAGATGTATCCTGATGATGACTTTGATGTGGCTGAGTTAGGCGGAGGATACAACGAAGAAGTATTCAACGCAGAAAGAATGGCTCGTTACGAGTTTGATGACTCCTTTTCTTGGGGTGACGGACTAAATGAGAATGGTGAAGAGGCTCTAAGAGAGTATTGGTTACATGAATCCTTCATCAGAACAGACTATGACGAAGACGGTATTGCAGAACTACGCAAGGTTTGTACAATAGGGGATTATATATTCTCGAATGAGGAAATAGATAAGGTTCCTCTTATCTCGATCACCCCTTTAAAGATACCGCATAAGTTCTTTGGTATGTCCGTGGCTGATCTAGTAATGGATTTGCAACTCATTAAGAGTACGCTCATGCGAAATCTCATGGACAACGCCTATAACCAGAACTTTGGTAGGTACGCCGTCCTTGAAGGTCAGGCGAATCTGGATGATTTGCTCACCCAGCGCCCGGGCGGTGTGGTAAGAGTTAAATCCCCCAACGCTGTCATGCCCTTGGCAACCCCTCCCCTACAGCCTGAATCATTCCAGATGCTGAGTTATCTGGACGAGATAAGAGAGGCAAGGACAGGAGTCAACAAGAACACACAAGGTATCAACGCAGACGCCCTGACAAGCCATACAACGGCCACAGCGGTGAACGCAGTGATGACCAATGCCCAGTCAAGGGTAGAGTTAATTGCCCGTCAGTTCGCGGAGACAGGCGTTAAAGAACTAATGTACTGCATCTACGAACTCCTACTAAAGAACCAAGATAAGGAACGAATGGTAATGTTACGGAACGAGTGGGTTCCTGTTCGCCCTGATATGTGGAGCGACAAGATGGACTGCACTGTTTCGGTTGCTTTGGGCAATGGCTCAAAGGATCAGCAGATGTCTCACCTATCCCAGATGTTACAGTTCGCATCACAAGCAATGCAGGGTGGGCTACCAATCGTAACCCCAGAGAATATGTACAATCTAGGGGCCGCATTGATTAAAGCAATGGGCTACCAGAATGTAGATGACTACTTAACTAAACCACCACCGCCTCAACCTAAACAGCCTACTCCTGAAGAGCAACTTGCCCAGATGGAAATGCAAGTCAAGCAGAAGGAACTGGAGATAAAGGCGGCTGATGTACAGGTTAAGATGCAGAAGATTCAGCAAGAGGCTAAGAAAGATGCGGTTGATGCACAACTGAAAGCCGCAGAACTAGCGTTAGAAGAAAAACAGAATAGAGGTGTCCTGATAGGATGATAGATATCGAAAGAGAACGTCATGCTAAGAGTCTTTTACAAGACACATTACTGCAAGAATCATTTGATACACTAGAAAAGAATTTGCAGGATACCTGGAATCATTCAGGTGTTCATGATGTAGATACGAGAGAGCAGTGTTGGCTCTCGTTAAGACTCCTTGAACGGATACGCCTTCATCTAACCAGTATCGTTGATACCGGAGATATGGCGAGGAAGATCGAGGAATACCAAATCTAAGGAGAATTTAAAATGGCGGATACGCAACCAGCCCCGCAAGCACCGGCTGCAATACAGCCAATATCCGCGCTCGGTGGAAGTATTACTGAAGCGCAGGAAGCATTACTTGGACTACTGGAACCTGAAGAGGAGAAACCAGAAACTCAAGAAAGCCCCCCTGAAGAAGTTGAAGAGTCTACCGAGGAAACTCAAGACGAATCACCTGAAGAGGTTTCTGAAGAAGAACCCGAAGAGGAGTCAGATGACGAATCCGAGGAGGAATCTGATGAAGAGTTAGAAGTTGAAGAGGAAGTAGAGGAACTTTATACTGTCACCGTTAATGGTGAAGAGCATGAAGTACCCCTTGAGGAACTCGTCAAAGGCTATAGCCGTCATTCTGACTATACAAAGAAAACTCAGGAAATCGCTGAATACCGTAGAAACGCTGAAGCCGCAATACAACAGGCCCAGCAAGAGATACACCAGACTCAGCAATTCCGACAGCAGTACATTGACGCCGCGTCTGCCGTAGTGCAGGAACGGTATGGAAAATGGCATCAACTCCAGAACAATACTGACTGGGAACGCTTAAAGGTAGAGGATAGAGAGGAGTACCTGACTAAGAAATCAGAACAGGCAGACCTCGAAAACTCAATCAAGCAAGAAACTGACAGGGTTAATCAAGTAACCCAACAGCAACAGCATGAAGAAGCACAAGCCCATAAACAGTATGTGACAGAAGAACGTCAAAAACTAGAATCCATAATTCCTGAATGGGGAAATCCAGAGTTCAGGAGTAAAGTTGGAAAAGATTTGACAGAGTTCGCTGTGTCACAAGGTTTCTCAGAGAAAGATATAAGTCAAATAGCCGACCATCGGCAGTTACTTATTCTTATGCAAGCCAAAGCATTTCAAGAAATGCAGAACGCCCAAGAAACTACAAAAGCCAAGAAAACCAAAAAGAAACCTAAGATGGTTTCCTCTGGAACTGGCAAGAAGAAGGGTGAGAATTCCAAAAAACAACGTACTGAACAGATGAAGCGTCTCCAAGGGTCTGGCCGCATCGACGATGCGTCTGCACTCCTAGAGGATTTTATAGACATTTAACTAAGGAGGAAATGCTATGGCAGTTCCCGCACAAACTAGGTCAACCTATGGTGCTGTAGGCATCCGAGAAGACCTAAGTAATATTATATACAACATTAGTCCAATGGATACTCCGTTTCTTAACGGTTGTGGACGAGGATCGTGTGACAACACGAACTTTGAATGGCAGACGGATGAATTATCCTCGCCGGTTGCTAACAGGCAACTAGAGGGAGATGATTACGCTTCTACTGCTGCGACAGAGCCTCGCCGACTTTCCAACTATACCCAAATCTCCGCAACGCAGGTTCAGAGTTCAGGAACCGCCGAGGCAGTAGATTTTGCTGGACGCAAGTCAACTCAGGCTTATCAACTAGCCAAGAGAGCAAAGGAAATGAAGCGTGACATGGAGCAGATGTTGCTCGATGGTACAGCCAAGGCTGTTGGTGCGGCTGGTGTTGCCAGAGAGTCTGCGTCTTTCGCTACTTGGGTTGGCACTAATGCCATTCTTACTACGCCTATCGTAGCAGCGTCTACTGGTCTTGGTCTTGTTAATAACGGTGCAGCAGGTTATCCTGATGGCACGACAAGTTCCTTGGGTGGTGGTGCTAATACGGCTGTTTCACTATCTTTGATAAACGAAGTAGTGGGCCGCATCTGGGACTTGGGTGGAACGCCTGATACCATTTTGTGTAGGAGTGATGTAAAGCAAACCATTAGTTCCGCCGCTGTTGGTGGTTCTGTTGTTGCCGATCCTATAAGCAACAATTCTGGTAGCAAGGCTGTAACCGCCGTAAACGCGGTTGATGTTCTGGTAACAGACTTTGGTACGTTTAAGGTTGTGCCTGATCGCTTTCTACCTGCTGGTAACTGCGATTTCATAGACTTTGATCTGTGGTCTGTCGATTATTTACGTCCGTTTAAAACCGAAACTCTCGCCAAGTCTGGTGATAGTATGAAGCAACTTTTGATTGCTGAATATGGTTTGCGAGCGAAGAATGGTCTTGGCAGTGGTATGCTGAAAAGCGCAATTTAATTTGCCTTGGGTTAGCCCCCTTCGGGGGGCTTTTCCTAATGGAGGTAAAATGGTTACCAAGAAGGATTTTAATAAAGCCGTAAAGCAAATGGAAAAACGCAGCCCAACAAAACTTAAAGACTCTAAAAAATCCCCCTCACTAGAGGCTAGGATGAAGAGAATTGTAGAGGGAGACGATCCCGGGTATCATTTGAGATGAATAAGAAAGTAGAACCTAATATGTTATACACTACGTTTCATTCCAATGCGGATGAAACAGAGTTTACCATAAATACCTATCAGGATTGTGAGCCTATACTGGAGGAAAACAAAGAAGCCTATAATAATTATGGGGATTTGCTTACTCCGGGCAAGGCTGGTGAAGGCGTAAGAGTTGCGTCTATACCGTTAAATGTATGGGAGCAATGGAAAAAAGACACCAATGGGGAAATAGAGAAAGATCATAATCTTATGAAGAAGTATCTAAACGACCCAGACAACAAATATTTTAGAACTACACCAACGAGGGTTTAATTATGTGGCTATATGCATACGGCGTTGCAGGACGCACACAAAGAAATTATCGAATCTTAAATCAAAACGTATTCTTCGCAAAACGTAACGTCTAATGGCTATCAGTACCTACAGCGAACTAAATACCGCTGTTGCTAACTGGTTAGACAGAGATGATCTAACAGATAGGATACCAGAGTTTATCGCTCTGTGTGAAGCAAGGTTCAACAGACTCTTGCGTATCAGGGCTATGGAGTATAAGCAGACTGCATCTACAGTAGCGGGGCAGAGAAATCTAGCCCTGCCTACTGGGTTTATTCAGATGCGTAACCTACAGATGAACGCCTCTCCTATAGTTCCTATGCAGTACGTTACACCTGAGATATACGACAGGTTATATGGTAGTACATTCACGGGAACTCCAGAGATGTATACCATCATAGCGGATGAGATTCAGTTAGGGCCAATCCCCGCAAGCGTACAGACTATAGAGATGTTATTCTATAAGAAGTTTGACGCTCTTACTGATGTGGCTACAACTAACTGGATGATTACCAATGCCCCTGATGTCTACCTTTATGGTTGCCTATTGGAGGCAGAGCCATTCATTATGAATGATCCTAGAGTACAGTTATGGGCTACGGCATTTAAACAAGCCATAACAGATATACAGGAACAGGATAACAAGGATCGTCATTCAGGTTCCGCACTTAGAGTTATGAATACGAGTGGTTACTGGTGAGTGCGCCGATAAAATGGTCTGAGGCAACTACGCCTATAACTTGGTCTGCTATAGGAATTAATTGGAATAGCCCAGCAAAGGCTGACACTTCCACTCTTGCAGTATCTAGTGGATATAGTAATATAAATGTAGGAACGCTTACCGCTGCTGCATCCTTTGCTAATAATTTGGGCAAGGTTCACGCCTCTACAAATTCAATGGCAACGGTTATATCATTTGGATTACAGAATGCTCTAACCAGTCTTGGTGGATTTACTTTTGAGAATGCTATTTCTTTTGATGTTGATAATGGATATACAAATAGCGGTACACTTGCCGCTGTAAGTTCTATAACTATACCTCTTACTATGACTTACGTTAACGCAACTAATCATGCTGAGTCTGTATCTATAGGCTCTACAATGAATGTCACATCTTCTGGCGAATTCCTTTGGGGTGACGTTAGTGATGTTTCTACTATTTGGACAGATGTAGAGTATCCAAATTGATTACCTTAAAACCAACAATGAAGGCCGATGGAGGCTTACACATGACACATAAATCAGATATGAACCTCGGCCTAAAGAATGTATGGGAGTTTGTTTGCTACGATTCCAACGGCATTGAAAAATGGCGCGAGAACAAAAAGAATCTAGTTGTTACAGTCGGACTCAATCATGTACTTAGTTCCTGCTTTGATGGCGCTACCCAGATTACCGCATGGTATGTTGGCCTAAAGGCTGCTGGTACAGTTGCTGCTGGCGATACTATGGCATCCCACAGTGGATGGGCAGAAAGTGTGGCCTATTCCCAGTCTGTTAGGCAGACCTTAACTTTAGGTACTGCGGCTGCTGGGAGCATAGATAACGTAGGTAACTTAGCAACTTATTCAATTAATGGAACCGCTACAATAGCGGGTGCTTTCATTAACTCTGACAATACTAAGTCAGGCACTGCTGGTACATTATACGGTGCTGTTGACTTTGGGTCTGCTCGATCTGTAATCTCTGGTGACACCTTAACGGTCACGGTGACCATGACGGCTGCATCAGCATGAGCGTAGAAACTGCCGCTTGGGTTACCCAACTTGTAGATACAAATCCTGTAGTTGGTGACCCAGTAGGTGAGGGGGACGATCATCTTAGAATGGTAAAAACAGTTCTAAAGAATAGTTTTCCATCTACTTCTACTACAGCGATTGTTCCTAACGTATCAGGGCAGACAGGCAAATACTTAACCAACGATGGTACTGACACTTCATGGGGAACCGTTAGCGCGGCTAGTCCCGGATTTGCTGTGGCAATGGCAATCGCATTATAGGAAACAATCATGGCACAAGATTTCACAAAAGAATATAAATCTCAAGTCACAAATGCCGCGCATACTCTGAGGACTGCAAACTCAAATGATGCGTTGATAGGCATTAGGCTAACAAACATTACAGCCACTGCGTTAACGGTTGATGTCTGGATTGATGTGGCGGCAGCAGGTTCAACAGCCTCGATTGTTTACATTGCTGATGACCTTCAGATTCCTCCAAAATCTTCAGTGGAATTGATACAAGGTGGCGCTAAGATTGTCATGCAGAGTACCGATCTACTGCGAATCCAATCATCTGCTGCAACATCTGTCGCGGCTTATGTCAGTGTAGTTGACGCGATCTCAGCATAGGGGGCAGTTATGGCACAAGAAGTAAATGGCACTTTGTATATAAGCAACCCTCCTGCTAAAGAGGGGTTTTTTATAAACGCCGCAACTATAAATGGTAATTTTACAATCGCTGATAACGCGGTTGTTGCTGGCCCTGTGACGTTCACTGGAACGGTTACAGTCACAGGAACTCTGGTGGTCGTATGAGTACAGTAGAAACTAATTTAGTCCAACCCTCAACAGGCACAAATTTACAACTTGGTGCGTCTGGAGATACCGTAGACATTCCTTCTGGCGCGACTCTTGACGTTACTGGCGCAACCGTATCGGGTCTATCAGCGGGTAAGGTGTTGCAAGTTGTCACTTGGAGTTACGGTACGCATACAACGTATTCTGCGCAAACGACAACTTGGACAGCGATGCCAGATATTGCTGCATCAATAACACCAACATCTACTAGCAGTAAGATATTGGTGAATATGTCATTGAGCCTCAGTTGCGACTCTTATTCTGCTCATAGGTTTACAAGGGATGGTACTGAGATATTGGTTGGTTCAGTCAGTTCCTCAAACACTGTCGCATCTTTTGGTGGCAATGGTTATATATCGGACAGTGGAGGTGCATGGAATGTTTCTTATTTCGATTCACCTAGCACAACC